AGAAAAAAAATTATAAAAATCAAAGTGTGTTAAAGTTTAAACGTATGGGCTATGAAAATTTACATATGTATAATAATTCTTTATGCGCATATGCTCAAGGAACATGGATCATGTTCTTTAATGACGATGCTATCATGCAAACTAAACATTGGGACGAAGCGATAGAGAAACATACTGGTACATTTAAAGTACTACGTGTTAAAGAACAAACTGGACACCCTTATAGTATTTTTCCAATTTTTCCTTGGGATTGGTTTAGATTATTAGATCATATCAGTTTACATGGCCAAAATGATGCGTGGGTCTCGGAGATAGCCTACATGTTAGATATTATGGAGACGATAGACGTGAACGTGATCCATGATCGTGCGGACATTACAGGCAATAATAACGATAGTGTCTTTCAAGAACGAGTGTACAAAGAGGGAAGTCCTGATAAGATAGGAGACCTGCACCACATAGACATGTGGAACAAACGTTGTGCAGACGCAAGTAAGTTAGCTTGGTACTTAGAAAAGATTAATCAACCTAGTTTACATTGGAAAAGAATTGTTAAAAAAGAGGTCGAGCCTTTAGTTAAACTAGCAGACTTATTTGATGCTTATAGAAAAAAAGGTGCGATAGGCGCAGGAAAAAAAGATGCAATTAAACCAGATCAAAACGAAACTAAAGTCGGCGATAGAAGTATATCAAAAGACACGTGATCCTCGGGCTGCGGAAGTAATAGAACATCTCAATAAAATTTTAAGAACGTATAAAGCTAGAAAGCATTTATTAGATTATGCTAANCATATGTATCCTGGGTACAAGGATCCTGGTCACATAAAACTTATTGCAAAAAANCTAGAAGCTTTAGAACGAGGTGAAGTAAAACGACTAGCAGTCTTTATGCCACCACGNCATGGNAAATCTATGCTATGNTCNGANTTTTTTCCAGCTTGGTATTTAGGAAATAATCCTAACGAATTTATAATTCAATCTACTTATGCGCAAGAATTAGCAGACGACTTTGGTAGAAAAGTAAGAAACCAAGTCCAGTCTGAGGATTTTAATCAGGTGTTTCCACAAGTTACATTAAGATCGGACAGTACATCAGCTAAACGATTTCATACAATGCAAGGTGGAACGTACTCAGCAGTTGGTGCGGGAGGTGCTATTACNGGTCGAGGTGCNCATTTATTAATTATAGATGANCCNATTAAAGGTAGAGAAGACGCAGAGTCAGAAGTTCAAAGACGTAATTTAATCGAATGGTATAANTCAGTNGCATATACACGATTACAACCAGGTGGAAAAATTATTATTATTCAAACAAGATGGCACCAGGAAGATTTAGCGGNTCTNCNNTTNAAATGAAAGTAACGAAGATTGGAAAGTTTTAGATTTACCAGCGATAGATAATAGCGGGAATGCTTTATGGCCAGAAGCATATTCTAAAGAAGATTTAGATAAAATAAAAGATACAGTAGGTCAACGTGTATGGCAAGCTTTATATCAACAACAACCAAGTAATGAAGAAGGTAGTATTATAAAACGAGATTGGTGGAACATCTATGATGGAGATAAAATACCAACTCTATCTTATGTGATACAATCTTATGATACTGCGTTTAGTACGAAAGCTTCAGCCGACTATTCTGCGTGTACTACTTGGGGCGTATTTACAGCACGAGATGAAAATAACGCACCCTACGCTGCTGCGATATTATTAGACGCATGGAAAGAAAGATTAGAATATCCAGATTTAAGAAAGCGTGCTCAAGATAGTTTTTACGAATGGAGGCCAGATCAAGTACTAATAGAAAAAAGAGCTTCAGGCCAATCGTTGATCCAAGATTTAAGACGTGCGGGTATTCCAGTATTAACATATACACCTGATAGAGATAAAGTTTCTAGAACGCACTCAGTAGCTAGTATGTTTGAAGGTGGTTTAGTGTTTACACTAGATGAAGAATGGACTAAGAGTGTCTTAGAGGAAAGTGCAGCTTTTCCATATGGTAAACATGACGACTTACATGATACTTGTGTACAAGCTTTATTAAGAATAAGGGATGGATTTTTAGTTTTGCACCCTGATGATCCAGAAGATAATTATGAAACAAGGAAACAACGTAGCATCCAAAACAAACATTATTACTCTTAATGTTTTAAATAAACCTAAGCAAGTAACTAGTCCTAGAGTTCTAGAACAACTAGAAGATGATAGATTAGTGAATAAATTTCACGATGCTGTAATGACTATTAGCAATAAAGTAGATATTAAAGGCTTTGCTCTAGTAGCATGGGACGAAAAAGGAACACCTTGTATAGCTTGGGATACTGGCCATAATAAAAATATTATTTCAGAATTAATGCTTCCTACCTTTACACAGTCTTGTTTTCAAGGTATAGTGGATAAAAAGTTTAGTACAACGGAGGATATTACATGAACCCTTTTAAAAAGACAAGTAAGAAACCTAAAATCGGAGTTAAAGCATATTCAGTAGGAGATGTGAAAGCTTCTAACAAAAGATTTTATGAAAAATTTCCTAGCGCAAAAGAAGACGCTGCTATGTTAAAAAAAGCAATGATGAATCCAGGAGATGAAATTGTTAAAGAAGTTGAGCGAGAAAAAGAAATGCATGCTCAGATGATGAAACAAATGAAAATTGAAGTGGAGATATCATAATGCCTAAAGATAGAAAAGAAATTGAAAAAGAAATTATGGAAGTTGAATTTGAAAATACTTCTTCATCTAAAGATTATGATGACGATGGTTACGAAGAAGGTAAATCAAAAGAAAGAGAAATGAGTGATGATGATCTACCAATGTCAAAAGAAGGTGGCCCTGAATATCGTGATCCAAGTGGAAAAAAAATAACTTTAAGAGAATTTGAAAAGGCAATGAAAAATGAAAACAAAAAGAAAAAATAAAGGTGATCTAAATAAAGATGGAAAAATGTCATCTTATGAAAGAAAAGATCAATGGCTATCGCCAAAGCCATGAAGAAGAAAAAGAAAAAACGTGGCTAAGAAAAAAGGCTCAATAGGAGTTATTAGTTTAGAAAAAAATACTCCTAAAAAGCGACCTGGAAGACACTCTAAGAGTTATTCTAAAAGAAAGCCACGAAGAAAAAAATCTAGAGGACAAGGTTGCTAATGGTACAAATTAATTATTTTCAAGATAAATATTTACCTAATGTCAGAGTTACTTCACAAAGTTCTGATTCTGGTTCTGATACACCATCTTATTTTCAATGGGAATTAGATAAGCCTACACCAAGTCAAAATAAAACATCAGACCAATTAATATTTGAAGGAATAGAACAATTCGCTAAAATGACAACTTCAAGTAATAGCTTTAGAACATTATCAGCTGTAAATAATATAGTTCAAGGTAAGGGTGCTATGGGAGCACTTACACCTTTTCTTGTGCCTCTTGCTATTGGAAAAGGTATTCAAGCTGTACAAAATTATCAACAAGATAAACGAACACAAGCTGTTAGACAAGCTACACAAAATGCTGGACCATCAGGCGGTGGTGGAGATACATTTAATTTTAATGATAATTCTGGTTACGGTGGAACAGGTACATCTAGTCCATCTAATGTAGGAGCAGGTGGAAGATTAGGTGGTGGAGTATAATGATTAAGAAATCTGCATTACAAAAAATAGAAGCTCACGAAAAACTTTGTCGTATTATGCAAAAACAAACTTTTGAACAAATTAAAGAATTAAAAGATAAAATCAATAGAATAGAGAAAATATTACTAGGAACAGCGGCATTCATTATTGTTTCTTTAATAGAAAAAGTAATTTAATATTAGTTATGGCACGATCAAGAATTAAACCTAAAAGAAGACGAGAAGGTAAAATAAAAACTTCTGTTAAATCTGGTAACTTTAGACCAACTAAATCAGGAGCAGGAATGACACGTAAAGGTGTTATGGCATATAGACGTGCTAATCCTGGTTCTAAATTACAAACAGCAGTTACAGAAAAAAAACCTACTGGAAAAAGAGCAGCTAGACGAAGAAGCTACTGCGCTAGAAGTTTAGGTCAATTAAAACGTAGTTCTGCTAAAACGAGAAATAATCCAAACTCTAGAATACGTCAAGCCCGAAGACGTTGGCGTTGCTAAAAATACTTTAAATAAATTTTTTTTGTTATATAGTGTTCCAAAAAAAGGAGTACTAAAATGATAAATTGGTTCAAAAAACAATGGCAAAAATTTGTCGATTGGGTGTTTAAAGATTTTTATTAATGTCGAAGATAACTGAAGATACATCTGTAAAAACAGATATTAAAACTATTGGTTCACTAATAGCTGCAGCAGGTTTTGCTGTGTATATGTATATTGGTATGACTAATACTATTAATACACTAGAGACAAGACTTCAGTTAATGGAAGCAGATTTACTAAAGAAGGCAGATCAAGTACCTGTTGACAAAGAACAATTTTTTTTGTTAGAGGCCCTGG